CATCGAGGAACCCCTGCGCTTGCTCGTTCGTCAGGTTCAAGTTCTTTGCAGCATCGGAAAACTTTGCCAAAATCTCGTTGTCGTACTCGCGCCCCTCAGGCGCTTTCAGGTCGTACTTGTCTGGCGCACCAGCAGACTTTGCTGCCTTTTCCGATGTTGCTTCGTCCTTGGTCGATGCCGCGTTTTCCGACACCGACTCCTGTGACGCCGAGCCACTTGCACTTTCGCCGTACAGCTTCGACGCGGTAGCGTCTGTGGCCTGCGCGGCTGCCGGTGATGTGGTATTCCCGCTAGTTGGATTGGCGGTTTCCATCATCGTTTGCTCTGCCATTTAATTGCTCCTTCATCATGGTAGGATAGAGTTCCGGACACTGCGTGTGAATCGTTGACAGTATACGCAGTCCGTAATTCCGATTACCTTCAGCGAACGACATCGCCATTGCGTTTGTGTTGAACGAAGATCGGAATACGCCAGCAGAGTCTAGCAGCCTCCACGCTATACGGCGCCCCCTGCGACTTGTCATCAGCCACCGAATATCGGCCTCCTCCGTCTCCTGCTCTAGTTGCTGCCGCTGCTCGCGATCTGCTTGTGCCTGCTCCTGACCGCGAATATCGAGCGGATCGTGCGACACTTCTTCCGTATTGCCGTAAGCGCCTGCCATACATCACACCTCAAGTCCGCTCGGCGAGTTGTATCCGCTGAACATGTTCATCACGTCCGTTAGCCCGTTCTGTGCGTTGCCCGTTGGAGACTGTGCCAAGTTCTTGGCAGTCTGCGACTGCTGCTGCATTGCTGCCATTTGCTCTTTGGCAGCCATAGCGCGGTTGCGTGCATCGCGCACCATCGCCACATTCTTGTCGGCGATGATCAGCGTCGGGTCAACGCCGAGCATGTCAGCGTACATATCGGCCCACTGGTCGCTATCGAACTTGTCAAGGATGTCGGGCTTCATTTGCGCAATCGCGCCGAGGTTGCCAACGAACCGATCAACGGCGTTAGTGCCGATTGCACGCTGCGCCTGCGCCAACATCGACACGAACTCAATGCTCAGTTCCATGCCCTGCAACTCAGTGGGCGGAGGCGGCACGATGCCACTGCGCAGCATCCGCTCAAATGTGATTTCAATGAGCGGATCAAGCAATTCGTTGTGCAGCCGTTCAAGCACTGGACCGAGCATCAATAGTTTTTCCTCGTGTCGCTCAGCCACCTCGGTTGCAGTCATTCTGGTGTAGGGTGCGTTTGCGAGCATGAGGAAAAGGTCGGCGTAGAACGATCCGCGCACACGCTCGCGCACGTCCTGAATGTCGTTCAGCAGATATTGCAAGTTGAGATTGACCTCAAATGCCGTCTTGATGCCGTTGCTCGCGCCGTCAACATATGAAATGCCGCCCGGCAGCGTTTCGACATCGCGGTTCTTCATGCTCGTCGGCACTTGCAGCGGCGGCTTGGTCTGGTAATCGATTGCCTGCGCCTTGCGAAGTTGCTCGTGCTGCAACTGCTTGATGTCGCCAAGCGCCTCCATGCCAGGGCTGTTGCCATAAATGTCGCCGCCACACACAGACCACCGTGGTGCAAGCACAGGGAAATACTCAAATCCGCTCTCGCGCAGGAACACATCATCGTTGCCGCCGACCTCAAAGTAATACGAACCAAACGGCATGTGCTTGTTGTCGCGCTTTTTCATGTCGCGATCAGCCCGAGGCTCAATGCCGTGGACTACCGTGACCCACGCATCAAGCGTGCCCTTGTCGTACATGTTGCGCACCGATGTTGAGCATTTGTCGTAGCCAAATTCCCTCACGATCTGCGACACGGTCATCTGGAACTCGCGGTACAGGCTGCACACATGACCCTGCGCGTCCGTTGAAATGCAGTACTCGCCGACCGTCAGCGGGTAATGGTGAATGACATTCCTGAAGTCGGGCAGCACAATGCTCGCCGCAGTGCCGAACGCACCAAGCTCCTCGTACATCATGTGCAATGCGCGATATGTGTTGGACTTTTGGAACACCAACTGCATGCGCTTAGCCACATCGTCGAGCCATACCTTGACTGGCTGATAGGTGTTCAGCGATGGGTCAGGCGTTGCCAAACGGAACCACTGACGCGCTGGCGATGTTGCGCCAGCCATCATGCCCGAGCCAAGCGTGCGCAACGCTCTCGTTGCCGTGTTGTCGTAGATGTTGTTGTGGCGGCGGTATCCCTTGTCTCGATCCTGCTTGAAATAGCGACCGTTTCTCGGCAACAGGTACGACGTGATCTCCTGCCAGTGCGCAAGCCACGATGCGCGTTCGGACTTCAACTGCCCCCATCGATTCTGCAACTGCTCGCGGGTCAGCGAGTGAACGCGCTGCGATTGTGCCCGCTCGTCTCTCATGTCAACTGCCGAGCAGCGTGTTGCGCCCGAGCTGCAACTGCGCCGGATCGATGCCCGCTGGCCCAGTCAACATGGTCGATGCAGGTCCACCCATGCCTGTCTGCTGTGCGGCTTGCATGATGCCAGCAATGTTCGGCGTCTGTCGCTCCTGCCGACGAATCGCAGCGCGAGACTCTGTTGCCTGCCGTTCGGCTTGCTGTCGTGCCTGTGCTTGCGCAGCCTCCTGCTTTCGCATTGCATCCTCCTGCGCCTTCCTGCCCTGCTCGCCTGCGTAAATTGAATACGCAAGCCCGCCAGCACTTGCAGCAACAGCAGCACCAATAAGCAAGGGTATCCAAAAAAATGCCAAAATAGTCATGCGTTATCCTTTCTGCTTGTCATCATAGCACCCATTTTATTCCACCTGCAAATACGGGTCGTGATCAGCGTGATCGCGATGCTTGATGTGCCTGATCTCGCGTGGCAACTGCTGTGCAACCGGGTACGCGAATGTGAGTGCAAGCGCATCGGCGATGTCTGGGCTGACGCCGCCTTGCAATCGACGCTTGATTTCGTCCTTGGACTCGAGCACTCGCCTGCCAACTGCGTCGTACCAGAACAGCGGCGTAGACAGCTCTTGCTGTAGGTCGGTTCGGTCAGGAATTGAGCCGCCCTGGTCGATCCACTCCCTGATCGCCCACCACATTTCGCTGCGCTTGTTGACATACAGGTTAGGCAGCGTGGCCTTGCCACCAAACGGCACCTCGGTGACCTCGTATCGCAGTTGACGCAGGCGGTCGATCACGCCTGCGCCCGCGCCAGCGTCTATGAACACCGCATCGGGGTCGCGATCCTGAATGACATTGGCGACCGCCGATGCGAGCGACATATTGTCGATACCTGTGTAGACAATCGGTGATTCCATGCGCAGCCCCTGCCGCAGCACAATGACGCTGCGGTCATCTCCGAATCGCGCCGGGTCAACACCAACAATCAACGGGCTGCCGACAATATCGCCGTCGTGATACTGCCGACGAGCTGCTGCACTAGCGTCCGACAGGCTGATCAGCTGATCGTCGCCCGCCGCGCTGAAATCGCACAGATACTCGCGGCTGAACGCCTGCTCGGGCATGTCGCGCTTGAGTCGCACCACCTCGTCGTGCTCGAGTGCGTCCGTGTCGTACACGGTGTACCGCGCTGCGTACCAATCGGGCAGGCTTGCGGCCCGGTAGAACAACTCGCTGAACAGATTAATTCCAGCAGGCGTGCCGATGAACATAGCCCAGCCCTTGCGGTCAGACAGCGCGGGCTGAATAATGTCGTTCCAGACCTCGGGTTTGATTTGCGCTACCTCGTCGATGACGCAGCCGTCGAGGCGAACGCCGCGCAGAGCGTCGGGGTTGTCGCCGCCGAACAGTCGAATCGTGGCCCGGTTGTGCCTAAATGTCACGGCTAGATCAGCCTCGTTGATGTCGATTGCCGCCGTGCGCACGAACGGGTCAAGTTTTTGTTTAAACCTCGACCACGCGATGGCCTTGGCCTGCTTTAAAAACGGCGCGATATACACGTAGAACCCTAGTTCGCCCCTGCATTTAATGGCCTTGTCAAGCAGCTCCATGATGGCGAGCTCGGTCTTGCCAGCGCGTCGATGCAGCGCGAGAACGGTGAATCGCCTGCGCTCAAGGTGGCAGCGCGTCTGCCACGCTCGCGGCGTGTAGTCGAGCCTCACAATATCACGCGGCATTAGGCACGCCCGTGATGACATTCAGCGTCACGCCGCCGCCGTGATCGACGGTCTGGCGGTCGCCGTATTTCCTTGGGTTCCATTTGGCGAGCAGCTTCAAGATGGTGTCGACTTGCAATCGCCGCTGTGTGACCTCAACCTGATTCTCGCAAGCCTCAAATGCAATTCGCAGCGCCTTTTCGGCCAGCTCGTCGTAGCCGTCCTCGCGCGCGCGCGCGATGCGTCTGCCAAATTCTTCGTCTTTATCAATCCAACAATACACAGTCTGCCACGGAGTATTTCCTGGCTGTCTGCACCATTCGCGCAGCGACCTGCCATCCGACAGCCACGCCACAAGCGAATCGGCCTGATCCTGCGGCACGCTCTCGACTGGTCGCCCAACTGGTCGCTTATTTGTGTGTTTCATGCTTGCCTCTACTTGTGCTCCCAATACACCGTCTCACCCCGCCTGTAATACGCTAGGCTAGCAGTTTTTGCGTCATCGGTGAAATGTTTGTCGGCAAACAGCAGGTAGTTATTTGGCAGCAGAGCAAATTGCCCGTTGCTCAAATGAACCAAATTAAGTGGCTTGTGCTCATGCGGATACCGCGAGAACCCGTCCTCGTAATCGATTACAATGCCTGTGTGCCTGCCCGCATCCTTTGTCATGCGCATGGTGACCGGCAGACCCTCGAGGTAGTGCGCATGGACTGCCTGCACTCGCTCGCCCATAGCGCCCCACGGCTCGCGCTCGGGTGCGTTCACGCCGAACGCGCTGCTCGTCGAAATCATGTGCAGCGGTATGCCGCACCAGTGAGCGCCCGTCTCTAGCAGGCATTGAGCCATGACTAGTTGCCCAGCGCGAGCGTAGACCGCGTGCCAAATGGCTCGCGTGTGACCTGGCGGCATATTCGGTCCAAGGGCAGCATTTGCGACGTTGACATACAGATGGAACGGCAAATTTGCGTGTGAACCCATTGGATGCACTATAGCGCAATCGCCAAAAACAATTTTTAGAAATATCTGCAATTGTGGTTGACAGTAGTCGATAGTGGTGTATAGTGATGTTGTATCGAGCGCGTGCTCGAGACCGACCGCAAGACACAGGAGACACACCATGACAGCAAAGCGCTTCACATTCCATGACGTTCACGTTGCGGGCATCTTGACCTTGGGCGGCGTTGAGGAAAAGGCAGGCAGCAAGAAGTATCGCGCATTCCGCATTGATCGCCCAGGGCACGACAGCGTGTGGTACTTCGTTGGCGACCGCGACGGCCTGCGGTGGCACACATCTAGCTCGTCATCGAAGTCGTGGAGCGTGTCATTCACCGTGCGCACATTCATCCACAATCGCGGCTGCAAGCGCCTGATTGAGGACAACCCACTAGTGCATGCAATTCTGCCGTCACTGCCGTTGCATTGCCACGCCGCTTAATTCACAGGAGACACACCATGACAGACTCAAAATCACCGCTCTTTGACCTAGTCGAGGCCCAAAAGCGGCTTGGCATTGCTATCGCTGCGCTGTACGACGAGCAACACACAGCAATTGAGCGCGACAATGCGCTCGCGCACACGATTTTGACTGACCTCATCAATAGCGCGCTGGAACTGCGACTGAAGTTGCGACGCGCGGCGAAGTGGATTGAGCACAGCGAGAAGGAGGCACTAT